CTAGCTTCAAGCTGTACATACTCAGACTTCGCATCAGTACATAGTTTGAGTAATGTACTACTAGCCTTAGTGGCACTCAATCCGAGTGTTCTCTGTATCTCTTGATTCATATATTGCTGTACCTTGGGAGTTCGTAGCATCTTACTTGCACTCACCCTTGCTGAATTTCCCTTGTATCCTGCTATCTTTGACGCTTTGGTGATTGTACAACCCGTAGCTACGAGCGTATCTACTAACAGCTTTGCTTTGGGTGATATATCTTTGCTGTCTATTTGTTTGTTCATAACAACTAACTCTTCTTATACTAGCTGTTTTTGGATTTGTCAACATACCTAAAAGAGAAATATGGATTACTGCGTAATACATTGTGTTTATGATTTTCATGCAAGGGGGGTACTATGCTAAGACTAAAACAAAAAATCTTCTTGTCAAGGCAACCTGTAAACAGGGGACTGCGTCCGCCTTGACAACAACATTTTTTCTTTTTGTCAAGCTCCGTTACCCCCCTTGCAGGGAAAATCAATGTGAGGAGGGTGATAAATATTAACCTTAATGAAAGTATAAAAATGACTAAAACAACTAAAACTAAATATAATAAAATACATTATAAACCAGAAGAACTTGCAAAACTTACTTCTATTATGCAACAACTTGCAGACTTTATTGGTGAACAAACTGTACATTCAGTTGATGATGATAAATGGAACGTAACAAAATCCATCATGGCTAAAATCGGTAATTCTGTTTGGTCTGTAATTCAGACGCAAAAACAGAGAATCGAAACTTGCTTGAATGTAATGTCCGACCTTGAGTCAAAAGGCATTGACGCAAGAACCAAGACCAACGAGCAAGGGCGTAACGAATACATTACCGAGCAAATGAAAATACCATTGTTCGAGTCTAACATCATTGAGTGCAAAGCCATTGAGCAATTAGTTACGCATTCAGTTGAAGAAGTTATGAATCAAACAATGCTTAGAGGTCAACAACAAACAAAAGCCGTTGAACCTTTATCTGTTGCAGAAGTCAAGAAAAGATTAGCAAATCTTGATTTCTAATTACTCCAACATAACTAAAAGAAAAGGGCAACTTCGGTTGCCTTTTTTTTTGCGTCAAAAAAATTTTTCGGCGTCGCTCCGCGCCGCCGACTTGCGTGTTGATAATCTTTGTCATAAAACAATGCTATCGTATGACGGCTAAATCCTTCCTTAGTCGTCATATGATTGCATATCCATCAGCCCGTCTGGGTGGCAATCATTTCACTATCATCACTCTATACTTGATATGTGAACAGTACTACTATATAATAACAATGAAAGGATAATGTTATGTCAAAATATCTAAATGAAGATTCTCGTAAACATCATTACGAGAGCACAATACAATCAACTCACCTCAAGCATATCAATTATATCAATACAATGAGGCAGTACGCAAATGAATATCAAGAAACTATACAACAAAGAGCTGTTGAAATACCTGCACCTATGTTGGAAAGAGCCATGCGTCACTATAAAAAAGTATTTGATATTACACACGCTATGCTAATAGCAATTGAAAACAATATGTATGATAAAACAGTTTGGGAACAGGGTATGCGAAGTGTAAACCAATACATAGACAGTATGGAAACAATTGCAAACTATGGAGGTACAAATGGTAAAAATAAAAGTAACTAAAGAAAGTATTCCGATTATTACAAAACAACTTATGAAAGCTATTGAAGAATACCAATCACTTTGGAATTACTCATTGGCATCACGCACAGATAATGTCACAGAAAAAAAACTTCTCACAGCTTTGCGTGATGTAAAGGCAGGTTGTAAGCTATTGGATATATCTGTTGAACAAGCAATAATAATGTATGAAAATGCACAACACGAAACGGAGCAACCATGACAACTAATGAACGTAAAGAACTACGCACACAAATACAGAATGTAATCACAGCAATGGAAAAAGATATGCAGGTACAAACAAACTCATATACTTTGTACAAACACATTGCTTCATTACAATCTATTGACAATTATCTAGAGAATTCAACGTAGCTTCAATGTGCATTTATGTACGTAGATGCAACTGCGAATAGGTTTTTGGAATTTGTACCTCAAACAAAAACATTTAAACTGTAGCTACATCAATGTAGAGGAGGGCTGTAAAAAGCGTACCATTTAATGTACAAAGATGTAGCTTACAGCTATATCAACTAAACTAACAAGGAGATAAATATGTTAGACATTGTAAACAAAAATGACTATGACTTCCCTGTAGAAATGGTAGAACTTCAAGCCATCAATGCAGACGGACTTGGTGCTGAAGATAACTACACAGTACCGAAAGACTTGGCACGTGCTTGTGTGCGTACTGATACCGGACAGGTGCTAGGTATTCACGGCAGTAAATACAAACCAATCAATCACAATACTGTTGTCAAGACAATTGAATCAAGTGTGGATAAAATGTTAGCAACATTGAACAAGTCTATTGATTCAGAGGATATTGATTACAAGGTAAAAGTATATGACAACGGCGCAAAAATGCGAGGGTCATATACTTTCAAGAACCTTGTAATACAACCAAAACTAGATGACATTGTAGCATTTCGTATCAACTTTTTCAATAGCTATGACCAATCTTGGGCGTTTCAATCTATTGCAGATGGCCTCCGACTTTGGTGCCTCAATGGTTGCACAACACCTGCAACAGCTACTAAAGTAAGATACAAACATACAACCAAAGTATCTATTGATTGTGTCAAACAAAAAATGATTGATGGTTTCAATTATTTCAATGACCAAGAAGGTACATTCAAAATGTATGCACTTACAGATGTACAAGACCATGTAGTTGAAGCATTCTTCAAACACACATTATGTAAAACATTTACACGTAGCACATCTTCATTGCCGTGGAATATGTTTCAGTTTGAAGAACTTATGCGTCAGTACGACAAAGAAAAGTCTACACTAGGTAGAAACTTATGGGCTGTATACAATACTATGACTCATTGGGCTACCCATGTAGGTAATCACAAGACACAAAAACGCAGAGAAGATGAAGTAGCTAAAGCACTTTCATCACCTAAATCAATCTTTACAGGAGTATAATATGAGTCAAAAGCAACAAGTCTTAGAACATCTTAAGCTACACAGAAGTATTACACCAATCGAAGCACTAAATATGTATGCTTCTTTTAGATTAGGTGCTATAATTTTTGAACTACGCAAAGAACATTATATCAATACAATACTTGTAGATGATGTAAACAAATTTGGCAAACCAGTACAGTATGCCAAATATATGTATGTCGGCGCAATAGAAAGTAAGGGGAAGAAATGAACTACAAACAGCTAGTTCAAGAACTAGCACAGGTACGAAAAGACTTACGGCTTTGTAGCCGTGCTCTATCCGATAGGATAGGCGTGGCGGAATCGTCCGTAAGTCTTTGGGAGTGTGGCAAAAAAGTGCCTAATGCACAACTGCTTATGGATTGGTGTACTGCATTAGGTACAACACTTACTATGCTTCACGGCAAGACAACCATTTCAATTGAATATCAACCTTGCCAATACACACTAGATTGGATAACCAAAACTTACGGAGAGCACTATGACTATAACCAAGAACGAGAAATCTTTATTGACTATTACAAATCAACTGGAGCAATTAAAAGCGATTGGCACGCTTCCTTCAGAAACTGGCTCAGACGAGCACAAAAATTTGCCAATACACGAAAAAATACGGAAAGCAACTTGGTCGTCAGTTCCGAGGGCGTTCAAGAAAGACGTCAACGAATCTCTAATGTTACTAACATACGACTTAAAACACAAACCAAGGACTGATGCTATCAGTACAGCGGCGTCGTTTTATCTTGATGATGTCTTACACAAAATCAGAGCATGGTACAAGGTAATGCAACCGGCTTCAACGAAAACAGTCGGTATGGTGCTAGAAACTATTGCATCAACATTCAGTTGCAATGTACCTAATGAACTTGGACTAAGTGTTTATATAAAAATACTAAGTCGTTTTCCAGAATTTGTACTGACATATAATACAGAAAAAATTATTGCCAGTGCAAAATGGCGAAGGCTTCCATTACCTAAAGAATTTCTTGATGTAATGGAGCCAGATTTTGAACGCCACAAGTTGTGGCTACAAAACTTTCACCAAACCTATTTGTCGTTTGCACAATGGCGACAAAGACGGTATAATACAACAATATAATAACAATAAAAGGAGTTAATCTCATGTATAAAAGAAAACACACTATCGGTGGTAGTGATGCCACTAGAATTATGAAAGGCGATTGGTACAATTTGTACAATGAAATCAAAGGTTTTCAAAAACCAGAAGACTTGGAATGGAAAGTATCAGTATGTATTGGTCAAGCAACCGAAGCACTTAATCGTAAATTTTTTGAACATGAAAGTGGTATGCAAGTATCTACATATTATTGGTCTAATGCACAATTTCCAGACAGAGTAGATTGGCGTCATGCAAGTTATGATGGCATTTGCTTAACCTCTACAAGAAATTGGGTGCCACTTGAATGTAAGCATACCTACCATACTAACAATATACAAAAAGTTGTAGAAACATACTATGCACAACTACATCATTATATGCTTGTGTCTGGTATTGACTTTATTTATTTATCTGTATTCTTTGGTAACTTTGAATATCAATATTGCAAAGTAAGTAAAGATAAAAAGTATATGAATGAACTTATCAAACAAACTGACAAGTTCAAACAGATGTTAGATACAGATACTATTCCATCACGTGATGTAGAAGAACACAAACATATCAAATCAATTGTACTAGATGACATGATTTCAATTGACTATGACAAAAAGAAAAACAATGAATTTACTTCACTAGCTACAGAATGGTGTACAACAAAAGATACACATGATTTACATAAAGAATTAGGTAAACAATTAAAAGATATAGTACCTAGTAATTGTAGGTTTGCCTCTGGTTCGGGCCTCCAGATAGCCCGAAACAAGGCAAACCATTTGTCAATTCGTAAAATGAAAGGAGCATAAATGACAAATACAATCAAAACTAATATGGATATTTGGAAAACTTTAGGTAGAACTAATCCCAAATATACCAAACCATTTCAAAAGTTTGGTGGTAAAACACTTACAACTATTGACCCAATGTATCAGATTATGATGATGACCGATTTGTTTGGCCCAGTAGGTCAAGGTTGGTCATATCACGTAAACTATACCTACACAGACAAATGTGTATTTGCAGAAGTATCTATTAGATATTGTGTAGCCACAAAACTAGATAAACAATGGTATAAATATGGCCCGGTATCTTCTGTACAAGCATTATACAAAAAGAATGGTGGGCTTGATGATGAGGCACCAAAGAAAGCAATGACAGATGCTATGACTAAAGCATTTAGTCACCTTGGCATGTCAGCAGATGTCTTTCTTGGGTTATTTGATAGCAGTAAATACATTGAAAAAACAAGAGAACACTTTGCAGTAATTGATGCAGAAAGGAGAGTATCTAATGGCAAGTCTGAATGAAGTGCAACTTATCGGTAACACGGGTATTGACCCCGATATAAAACAAACATCTAATGGTAACAAGTATGCAATCTTTACTTTTGCAACTACAGATAAAAGAAAAGACGCACCAGATACAACACAATGGCATAAGGTTGTGTGTTGGGATGAACGATTAGCTGATACAATTGAGCGTTTTGTCAAGAAAGGTGACAGACTTTATATCAAAGGTAAACTTGTATACAGAACATTCGAACACGAAGGTGTAGAAAAAGAAAAAGCAGAAGTTCATATGGAAAAATTTTCTAGCAAACTTGTAATGCTTGGAGGTAATGCACCCAAAAAAGTATCTATGATTACTTCAAAAGAACAAACACGACCATCTGATACAGAAGAAAAAACAGAAGAAAAAGTATACAGAACATTTGAAGATGAGGTACCATACTAATGACTAAAAATGAACTCAAGGTTTTGAAGTTCGTGCGGAACTTCATTGCACAAAATACCTACAGCCCTAGCTATGAGGAAATTGCACAGGGCTGTGGGTACTCTGCAGGTGCAAACGCTTATAGAATTTGTATGCAACTCGTACAAAAAGGCTACCTTGCTAAAGAACAAGGCAAATGGCGGAACTTGGTGGTAGCTAATGGGAAAATTTAGTAAACGTAAAGGCTATAGAGTTGAGGCCAAACTTGTCAAAGAACTGAATCGAGGTGGCATTGAATGTCGTAGACAACCTATGTCTGGTGCTATACAAGACTTTCCCCATGATATAGAAATACGTGAACCAAGAATGACGGTAGAAGTAAAAGCACGAGCAAATGGTGAAGGCTTTAAAACTTTAGAGCGTTGGAAAGGAGGTGCAGATATACTAGCACTTCACAAAGACCACGGCACTACGCTTATGTGCCTTGATATTAACTTATTTATTGAATTATTAACAAGAAAGGAAACACAATGAGTATTGTATTTAGTTTATTTCTACTTTTAAATATAGCTAATCCGGAGAACAGAGCATTTTTTGAACAAGCATTAGCTAATCACAAACAATATGATTGCACTTTTGTTTTTAAAGGTATATCTGCGCCGCAAGATAGACCTGCAATGACTATGTTTGGGTATACTGCCTTCAAACAAATCTGTAAAAAATAATGTTCAAACTATTTGTAGTTACACTTTGGTTAGAATATGAAGGTAGAATGTATGTTAAATATGCTGTTCCTTTACTCTCAAAATGTAATGTTTTTACATGGTGGAGTATACAAGAACAATTTTTGTCATCTAAATTTAATGTAGTTGCAATGAAATGCACACGCTTTTCAGATTTTCGGTATGATAAACGTATATATTCTTTAGAATAGATACAATAAAGCCATAACAATAGCTACAACGAGTATAGCTGAGCGTACAGGACGATTCATCATATAACGATACTTCATTCGCCAGTACTCTGTTTTAAGCATCCTCGACCATATATTGGTCTTAACTTTACCCTCTGTATTAATATATATGGGTTTATCATTATTTTCTGTATTTTTTCTTGGTCTACCTCTTGGCATTACGTTTCTCCATTTTATTCTGTAGCACACCAAATGCTCCTTTACCTACACGAAGTCCATATGAGGCACTAACAGAAATTAATATTATATGAGTGAACCAATCCGGTGTTGACTTCTCTAAGAATTCAAAACCTTGACGTACAGAATCTTGTGTGAATGGTAAAAATGAGCAAATCAATATACCACCGATTACAAGAGTCCAAAATTCGTCTTTCCATGACTCTCCCATTTGGTCAGTTAAACTTTGCTGTAGGTCTATCTCACCTGCCGCTTGTTTCTTGGCTATCTCGGCACGACTTTTTGCAATAGCTACTCTTGTTTCTGTTTCGGCTTTAATCTTTTGATTGCGACCTTCAAGCCACGTTGAAACTACAGAACCTATTGGGCCAAGTAATGCACCTATCATTTTATTAGTCCTTTTCTATACCCGTTGACCTTATCATAGGTTAAAACTTCTTGTCTATTATTTTCTTGTACGAGTGAAACGTGTACCCACCCACTATTTGTTTCTCCTGTATAGCACTCCAATATACATTGGTCAAAATTAAGTGAAGTAACAATAAGGTCTGCAAGGTCATAAGTTGATGTACCAAATACTTCAATATCAACGGCATTGCCTACACAATGTTGACTTTTAGATGAGGAACCAATCGCTTCACTTAACGGAGGACAGCGATAACCACTTGTAATTACAATTGGTTTCTGCACAAGTGTTCGTAATGGTTCTAAAAGATTGGTAGCCAAATGGGTGAGGTTGGTAATATGTAATGGGGAAGGATAATTGTCTATACCTAATCTCTCAGCCATTTGGCTTTTAGTAAATTCTCTTAATGAAAAATGTGGACTTAATTGCACTAAATAAATCCTTTCATTTTCAAAAGAAATCCAAAGTAATTATACATTACAATACTTGCAATGATAAGTACAATTGTAATAATTACAATATCTCTATTTCTTTTTTTTATTCTTTCCATTTCTCGCAGTTGCTGTTTTTTTTTTGCTCTATGCTCTGCTATCTCAGCTTGTAATCGTTCCCATTGCCCGGCATCTCCATATAATAAAAAGATTTCACGCATTTCTTTTCTCATTCTACGTAATTCTTCTTTACGAAAATGAGCTTCAATTGCTGTTTGTTCTGTTGCAGAAAACTTACCAAATATTTTACCTACAAAACTACCTTTCTTTGCCGCCGCTACATCTATATTTGCTTCTGCATTTGCCCATTTCTGTACATGCCCACCTAACTGCGATAAATCTTTACCTACTTTTATTGCTTCTTGTATTGCATTAGTTGCAGTTTTTAAAACAGCAAATGCACTGATAGGGTCTATCATTAGAATACCTTAAATATTATAGTTAATCCTACTCCTAATATAGATATTGTACTGGTCATTGAAAGCAGTTCTAATCGTTTAATTCTACTTTCTAGATTATCAAGACTGCGTTGTGTAGAAGAACGATATACAGCACACTCACGTTCATGTGCTTCCATCTCTGCCGCAACATCATGAATAGTTCTTGTGTCCATTATTTAGGTTTCTCTGGCATAGTTACAGCTTTAGCTTTATCAACTGTATCTACATCTTTAGTTATATCTCTTAACTTTTGTCTATACGTTTTCCAATCAGCAGACATTGTTAAATCTGACATTCCCATCCAATCACATTCCATTAATAGGTCAGTTCTTTCTTGACGAATATTAGCCATTAGTCTGTCATACTCACCATCTGCCCAAGTTTTATCTCTAGCTTCTAGTTCTTTGATTTCGTCAGCAGTTAATTCTACTTCCTTACCATTAACCATTTTATATTTATACGACATATTTACCTCCTTTCTATTTTAATCTACTATTCCATAAGCAGTAATTGTTCCTGCATAATTACCACTTGATGCTTCAAATTTAACATAAGGTGTTATTGTTGTAGCATTAAACCTACCATTTATAATTGATGTAAATATATAATTACTAGAAGCATTAAAATTTAAATGTCCGTGATACCTTGCTTTTACTGAACTATCGTTTATTGCAAATAGTGTAATTTCAAATGTGTGATGTTCTCCAGTACTTGGTACATAATAAACTACTGCCGCACCACCAGTATCTGTCTGTCCAGAGTTATGCCAATCTGTATAACTAATAGAATTTGCACCACCACTACTATTAGTATGATTTCTAATACCAGCTTTTTGTATTTGTGTAGAAAAAGTATCTGATGCAGTACCAAAAAACATATTTAAGTTTGGATTACTTGCAGAAAAAGAACTAAGATTATGTCCAAATATTTTGTATGCTTTATATGTTGTGCCTATTGTTGCACTTGTTAAATCAAATGTAATAGATGGATTTGTACCACCATTTGTACTAGATACTAATTTAACCAACCCACCCGTTGCAAAAGGTAATGCAGTTACACTAGATAAAGTATTATTGTTTGCTCTAATTATTGCCATTATTCTACTATCCCATAAACTGTGAATTGACCTTTTGTTATATTTCCACTTGCACCAAAAAACTTAATATAATTCTGTGCTGTTGTAAGTGAACTTTGAAATCCAAAAAATACATAATATGCAGAACCATTATTGTTTTGATGTATATATGTGCCGTGATACATTTTATTATTTTGTGTTTGTGTAAAATATGGTAATTGAAGTTCTAAAAAATTAGTTTTTATAGTGCTTGTTGCATCGTGATTCCAACCATTAAATTCGTAATAGTTTGTAGTTGCAGACCATGCGGCACCAGCTTCTGTACCACTTCCGATTGTTCTATAAAAATAACCCCCATTACCTGTAAAAGAAATTGTTGAACCATTATCTGGTGAGTCAGCAAATCTAAAATCAGCATTTGTTGATAAAACAAAATCGTTAATTCTAATTAAATAACTCTTATATGTTGATGTAAAAACTGTATTATCAAAAGCAACTTCTGAACTAGAAGATGCAGTAGACGTTGCAAGTTTTACATAAGAACCCGCATTACCAAAAGAAAGATTGCCACTACCATCAGTAATCAATGCTTTGTCAGCACTTGGTGCTGTACTTGGCAAAGTTAATGTATAGCTTTGTGATGCTGAATGAGGTGGTGCTTTTATTTTAACTCCATGACTATTTTGTTCGCAGTTTAATTGTATTGCACCCGAATCTGAACCTGCACCTTTTGATATAAGTGTAGGTGCTGTAGCTAACTTATCATTTGTAATAGTGCTATCGCTAACTGTACCTACATTTAAAACATCTCCTAATACTAAAATAAAATCTATAGAATCACCTGTAACAAGATTACTAGCAAAAGTAATTGTATGATTTGATATAGTAAATGAAGAAGTAGGATTCTGTATTATACCATTAAGACTTACAAGCATTTGATTTGCACTTGCAGGACTAAAATTAACAGAGTCTTTCTGCATAGTATATGCCGCTTGACCATTAACTACAGATATAGTGTCTAGCTTTATAAAGTTTCCTGTTATAGGTTGTTGTCCAATATAAGGCATTATTTTGCTATCCCAAATAAATTAAATGCTTTTACTTCAATATTTCCAGAACTCATATAAAATCTTATTCCATTAACAACACTACTGCTAGAGTCGTTGTCTTGTGAACCTGCCATAATATGTGCTTTCGTATCAGCCGAATCACTAAGAGCTTGAATCCGTAAAGTTTCAACTTGTATTACTGATGCCATTGCTGTGCTATTTACATTTCTTATATATCCTGTAGAAATAAATCCTCCCGTTGTTGCCGCAGTATGACTTGAAGCAACGATTCTCATCTCTGTACCTCCATGAGTATCTGTTGCAAAACTACTTGAATCAACTCTAGCTATATGCCAAGTATAATCTTGCGAAACAACAGAACCACCAACAAAGAATTTAGCATATAAAGCGGCAGTTGCACTTGGTACAGCATTAAGTATGAAAAAATAATCATCATAAGTAGAATTAATATATGTGCTTGATATATCATACTGACTAGCAGCTGAAACATTTGATTGGGTAAATAGTTTTACTAAACCACCTGCACCACTTACTGTGCCTGTAAAAGCATAGGTATCAGCTAGGTTCATTGATTCAGCTTGTATTTTACTTAATGGCATAATCTATTCCTTTGGGTATTTCTTCTTAATTGCAGTAACATTTTCTTGCCACTTGGTTAATCCGTTTTCTGTTATATATTCAAGCTGTTGTTCAACAGTTCCATACTCAGCTTTTCTATTATCTATTACTGTTGCATTTTTTTCTAGTTTATTTGCATCAGATTCTTTAGCTTTAAGTTCATCATCTGTTGGTTTAGCTTTATCTTTTATATTCCATTCAAGTATATATGCACCTTTACCGTCATCTTGCAAAGTTACTTCAGTTAAAAAGTCAACACTTCTTCCCATATATGCTTCTATTTTTTTATCAAGATTTGCCATATTAAGTTCCTAATTTAAATGCTCCAAAATAAACATCTCTTGCAGTTGCTGTTGATACTGCATAGGGTGTTCCACTAGACAAACCAGGATATGTATAAAGTTCAATATAATCACTTGAACCATTAAAATCAATTATAACTCCAACACCTACACCACCACCATTACCTAATGTTGCTCTATTGTCCATATAACCAGCAAATCGTGTTCCACTTGTACCATTTTTAAAAATAACATTTAACATCCATGAGCAAGTGCTTTGTCCACTTGTTGTAATATTAACATTTGCAAAACAATAATATTTTCCTGCTGTTGTAGGTGTAAATCTATAATTACTTGAGTTGTCATATAATCCATCAGAATCAAAAACTTCTGTATTACAATTTACTTTGTTATAAGCATTATTAGTTAATGTTTGAGTTGCACTTAAATATGCAAAAAATGCAGGAGTATTTGGTGTTGTAGATATACTTGCAAAACTATTATCACCTCTTAAAAATGTACTACTACTTTTTGTACCTGTAGCTGATAACTGTGCTAAACCTACACTACCACTTGCAGGATTAATTGTACCTACGGCTCTACCTATATAGACACAATACATATCATCTGAACCTGCTGTTGCCTCTGTGAGCGTTAAACTTGTACCAGAAGCCGAATATGCTGTCGTAGGTTCTTGTCTTACATTGTTTATATATAATGCTATATCATTAGCATTAGTTACAGATTGAGATAACGTATAACTTGTTGTAGCACTTACAGAAAAATCTTGTTTAACAAGCGATTGTGATGATGTTATAGGTGCAGAACCAAGATAAGGCATTAGGTTATCTCCATAATTGACAATGCAACATCTAATGCCGTTGCGGCACTTGCTTGTGCTTTAATAACATCAGTAGTTTGCACGACAACTTTTTGTCCTCCAAACACCTCAAGTGTAGTATTAGCAGGTATATCTACTCCTTTTAACAAAAAGACATCTGCATTTGTTTCTGTATCATTTGTGTTACTTACTAATTGTACATCTGCAGTTATTGCACTACTTGTCTTATTACTTAATGCCATACCTAATACAACAGTACTTGTGCTTGTAGGCACAGTATAAATTGTATCTAATGACCCATTACTTACACTTGCTTTTGTTTTTACTTTAAATGTATTTGCCATAATGTTTCCTATATTATCCTAAAGCAATAGCTAATGCAACAGGGTCGGGTGCAGTATTAGTAATTGTTACTGTATCTGTTGCACTTACTGCTACTTGCATATTTGTTCCTGCTGTAAAGGTTAATGTATTTCCGTCTGTTATACTTTGTGTGGTTGACCCATCAGAAATAGTAAAACTATTAAAGGTACCCGTACCATCAGCACCATCGCTCCCCGGATTTCCTTGTGCACCTGTCGCACCCGCAGGAATACCTAATGCTAATACACCTGTTGATGTATTATAAGATGCTGTGGCTGTTGCACCTGCACTTAATGAACTAACTGTAACACCACCTGCTAATGGTTGTGTGCTCACTGCAACATTACCATCTGTATCAAACGATAAAATTTTATTTGCTCTAGTTGCTTTTACTGGAATAAATGTAGTAGCTGATACTGTATCATAGTCATATAGTTTTAAACTTCTACTGCTTTGTTGATTAACATCTGCAACCATAGATGCAAATTTATCTTGTTGTGTGTTAAGCGCAGTAACATCAAATGTACCATTTACAGGAAAATCACTTGTTCTTTCAATTGGTGTTTCTCTTATTATTACAACTATATCACCTGCTGTAAGTCCTGCTCCAAATGTAACTGTACCACCATCACCAAACTCATAAGCACTATCTGTTGTACTAGATGTTCCTGTTACTTTGTATGTAGTATTAGTAGTAGCACTACTATTAAATGTCATAAGTGCTGTATTTTTATATACTTTTAAGTCTGTAATATTAAAAAATTCAAAAGGTACAGTAAACGCAGTTTGATTGCTTGAAGCTGTATAGCTTACACGAGGTGTATTATTTGCACTTAATATCGTCATCTTAGTATAGCGTCATTGTACATATTTCTAAATGATTCATCAATATAAAATAAACTATTAAATGGTATCATTCTTCTTATAAGTGTAGCTTTTTCATTGTAAGTAAGATTACCAGTTCCAAACGCATAAAGCAAATCTGCAATCATACTAGGGCCTGCTCCTACAATTTCACCTAATGCACTAATAGCATCTGGGTCACCAAAGCGTCCTTCTTGTCCTAGCAATGGTCTAAGTCCAATAGGTTTGCGAAATAAACCACCACTTAATGTTTCTGCAATATAGTTTAAATCACCAAACAATCCTAATACACCAGATAATTCTACACCTCTAATTACTTTTTCTTCAAAATCTTTTTGTCCATAAAATGATGGATTTTTTAAATAATCACCTAACATACCCATAGAAATAGCGGCAGTTATACCACTCATTACAGCACGTTCTCTACCTTGTACCATTGATGTTAAAACTTTTCTATTAGCGGCAATACCCCAAGAAAAGAATTGAAATGGTAATCCCATATATGCATTACTAAACTTGCCACCCATATCTGTTTTTGTATATCCCAACATTCTAAAAAAATTATTATCTAATAAGTTTGCATACTCTTCATTATTAATACGAATTACACCTGTCATCATATTAAATTTATCTGCAGGAGTTGGAGTTACAATAGTACGTTGTGTATCAGACCATATAGCATTTGATAGTTTTCTTCTTGCACTATCTGCACCTGCTCCTGTCCATTCTTGAGCATTTGCAACATATGCTACATCATCTACTTTTTCTACAGGCATATTTGCAATTACTTCTGCTGTACGTTTATCAATACCATAACTAAGTAAACGCTCTTGACCAAACGAATCTAGTGTACCTTTATTCCATTTAATAGAATCTTCAATAAAACGGTGCATTGCAATATTAGTCTGAAATCTTTTCATTAAATGAGTCCAAGGTGTAAGACCATTTAACATAAAGAACGGGCCTTGTGCTCGTTCTAGTGGTTGTTCAATAAAACGTCCAAATGTATCACCAAGCCTATTACCACCTTGTACACCACTTTCTGCAAGTTCTCTATATGCGGCAGTATCTAAAGACATTTCCATAATTGGTGCAAGATAATTAATATCTTTGACTGCTCTTGAATATACATCAAGATTTTGTAGCCAAGGTTTAATTGCTACTTTATATGATTGTTCAAAACCATGCACCATAACTGGTCTTGCAACATCTACAAGTGCAGAAAATATAACTCTACCCATCATTGCAACACTTGCCCAATTACGTAATGTTTTAGCTGTTCTTGCTCCAAAAGATGTTGGGTCTTGTGTATTAAGAATACCTAAAACTTTATCTTTTTCATCTCTAAATCCATTAATTATAGTATTGATTTCATTTCTTGGTGTATTTGCTTTTATAAGTTTTATTTCTAAATCATCTAAAAAATTAACCATATGTGTATCACCAAACTCTTCTGCTAATCGTATTGCAGGTGCCATTCGTGCATGATAACTTCTAAGTAAAAATTCTGTATCTAATTCTATAAAATCAAGAACATCTTTATTAGGTATATCTAATTCTCTTTGTAATAAATTTTTTGCACCTACTTTAAATCTACCATCAACATCTTTAGCAAATCCTCCTATACCTTCGCCATCTTGCATAGTCGCTTCATTATCTACAATTTTATTATATACATCTTCTACTTTAGTATTTATATCATCAACAAATCCTCTACTTTTTAAAAACTCATCTAACTCTTCTCCACTTAGATTATTTGGAATTGTTGCTTTTTGTCTTTGTAATTTAGTTTGATAATATTTTCTAAGTATTTCTTTAAATTGTGGAGCATTATGTCTAATTTTATCAATTAACCACACTCTTGGTAAAAAGTTTTCTTCTATTGTTTGTTCTGAAAAACCTGCTTTTTTTGCAAATTTTTCTTCTTCTCTTTTTAATTTATTAATTTTTTGCTGAAGTAATTGTTTACTTTCATTATTAAGTTTTGTGGTATCAAGCTTTTCTGCTTTTCTTCTATTATATAATTTATTAAGCTGAAATATTTTAAAACTATCTTGAGATGCAAACATTTCATTTTGTTTACCTTGTTTTAATTTTTTTTTAAAATATTTATCAAGTCTTGCAATCGACCTTTTATATATATTTTGCACACTAACATCTAATTGAAATTGTTCTATTAAATCTGGGTCTATACGTAACTTTCCTAGTTGTTGAAAATATTCTCTATCTGTAAGTTTTGCAGGTTCATCTCCTAGCTTTTGTCTAAGTATATTTTTACGTACTGTATTAACTACTTTTTCTCCAAATAGTGCACCTTTACCAATAAATTGTTGTACAGCACCTGTTGTAGGGTCAATACCTCTAAGTTCCATATAATCTTGTTTAATACCATCTAAAACTTCTAATAAATCAGCCGCATCTTCTGTTGCATTACGCATTACAACACTAGAATCACCTGCAATACCTAAATCTATAGCACGTTGTGATGTAGAAAAATCTCCACTAAGATTTAATGCTCTTGTTTGTATATATTTTATTAAACTTGGTGGTGCATTTTTTAATCTTTTTGCAGTTCTATTAACAAGATTACCTAAATTACCCCAACTATCGACATTTGATAAAAATGCACCTGCTTTTATGCTTCTATCTGCTTTATTTTCTCTAGTAATATCTTCTAAAATTACATTATCTATTCTATTTTCATAATCTACTAATAATTCATCTTTTTGTTGTCTAAATTTGCTATTTTTTGGTGCTTGTTTTTTTAAAAGTTCTTTTTTTATATTAAACTTAATAAAATCATCTGTATTTTTAATAATAGAACGAGGTAATGGTATTCTTCCTTTGCCCTGTGGTTGTAAACCTCGTCCTGTTTGTGCTAATCTGTATGCTTGTGCTAAATCTATATACATTATTTCTTCTTTAGCATCATACTTTAACCATTTACCTTTAGTTTTTTTTGTTCTATTTGGAAAATTGTCTAAAATTTCTCTTTGCGTACTTTCATCTAAATCAAAATCTGTAATAAATCTAGACCTTCTATTTTTAATATTAGATAATCCTCCACCTAATACTTGTTTAAGTTTTAAATTTGGTTGTCCTGCTTTAATATTTATAAATACATCATTAGGTACTTTGATATTTTCAAAATCTACACGACCTTCAGATTTGTGAAATGCTCTACTTGCATTTTCTAAAATGTTTTGTTTTGTTGCAGGTTTACCATTTAACTGTAGTTTTTTACCAAAAACCCCAGATAATAATCCACCTGCTAACATACCAAAACCAACATACCCTGCAGTTTCTTCAAAAGTAGCTGTAGGGTCATATGCATGGCGTATAGGTTCTGTAGCACCGACTGCCGCACCAGTAAGCAAACCACCTTTAACTGCTTTGTGGACAAAACCTACACCAGATGCAAATGGTATAGGTACATATGTAATTGGGTCTGCAAACGCCGCAACGAACGCAGGTAAGATTCTACCACTATCTGCTATACGTTCTCTTCGTGCATTATTTCTATCAATTTTTCCTTTTATAAAATCTGCTTCTTCTTTGTTGCGAACATCTACAAAATCCATTGCGTTTGCACTATAGTTTTCAAAGTCATCTGTATAGGGATTATATGTTTTATCTTCTGGTAAACTTGCATAATTGTTATCATTTTTATGACTATCGTATATCTGTCCTATCCATGATAACCAAATATTATCTTTTACATCTTCTGCAAAACTTTGTTTAATTGTAATACCGGGTAATGGGCGTGGCCCAAGAAAACGTGTACTATGTGCATTTAATTGTTGTAAACTTTGTGTTTGTTCTTCACTTAAATTAAAGTCATTTACATTATTATTGATTGGAGCGTTACTATTTGTTACCACTTCTTGCACTCCATTGTTTTTTATAATTTATAGAATCTGGTGTACTCGCATCTATTAAATCTTCTGCATCTTGTGCTGTTATAGTTTTACCTTTTAATTTAGCTTCTCTAATTACTTTTGCTTGTTCTACAGTATTGATACTATTGTTTTTCTTAAGTATACCTTTCATAAACTGGTATTCCACTAATGGGTCATATATAATTTCATCACCTTCTTCATTCATAATAGTATACTGCTTATTATTATCATCAATATAAACCATTACATATAAAGGGTATGTAGAATTTGTAACAATGGTATTTCTATTTGCTATTGTCATTAATTTAATATCATTAATAGATATATTGGAATCTTGTTCTGCTAAATTTTTATTGTTAACATACCCTGCTTTTGCAGTTTCTAAAATAGTTCTATGTTGATATGAAATGTCTTGCTTTTTTGTAAAAGGATTTATTAACGAGTAAAAATCTTCTATAGGATTAATGACAAAAGATGAATCAATATCTTTTATATTATCTTCACTAAGTGCAGTAGCACCACTAATTCCTAATTTACTAAAACCTACATAACTATGAGCCATTGCATTATCAAATGCTCTTTCTGCATATTCTTCAATAGTATCTACTGTTATTTTACCACCAATTTTATTATTTTGAATTTGTCTTACTACATATTGTTGTAAGTCTTCTATAGGAAAAGATGAAACAAAATCATCACGGAATGTACCTTGTGCTTTTTGCCCTAAGGTTGTTACAATAGCTTCTTGTATATCTTTTTTGCTAAAACTTGTGCCTTGTATATTAATTATATCTTTTAAAGGTAAACCATCTGGGCCAAGGTCAAATGCATTATTAATATCTGTTTGCGTTATTTGTCGTTGTCCAAAAATTCTTAACTGTTGTAAATAATCAAAGGCATTTATATCTTCTTGACTAAATCCTAAATTTTCAAAAGTATTTTTTACGGCTATACCATTTCTTGTATATAAAACATCATTTTGTAATTGTGCTAATTGAGGTAACATAGTTCGTACAAAGACTTCATCTACTTTCATTTTATCAATAAATTGATTTCGTTGTGTTGTTGGTAAATATTTATGAACTTTCATAATACCTGTTATCTGTTGTGCATAATTTGACCCATTAACGTCTAATTTAGTTCCAAGTGTATTATTAAAATATCTATTTGCGTCTACTAATAAAAGGTTTCCATCTGCTTTTCCAATTGAATTCATTTCTATTTTACTCGGAACAACAGCATCTTCATTAGAAAGCATTGTTTCTGCATTAATTCGTAAAGTTGCAAGACTATCTTGGTTTGATTCTAATCCAGATAATAGAGCTTTTTTTCGTGTAAGCATTGTTCTTATCTTTGTTTTGGCACTAGCATCAAGAGCACCCAATTTTTCTACAAACTCTGCTTGAGTAACCTTAACTGCATCACCATCTGGTGCTTGAAGATTACCTACACCACCATCAACTAATATCAACATATTATCAATATTTTTAATTTCTCTGCTTAATGTATCTAAATTTTGATTTTCAAAATCGCCTACACCAGTAAATTTTCCATACACATTACCAAATGCAACAAGTGCTGATAAATCTTTAAGTTGTTCTTTTCCATTTAATGATGCATATTCCGAGTTTTCCATATATGCTGATAACTCATTTTTAAACTGTTCTAATGTGCCTTTTGCTAAATTTGGCATATTACTATTAAGTGCTACAAATATTTTTTCTTCAGTATCTTCAAAATAGTTTTGTGCATTTATGTTATTTTGTTTATTCTCAAAACGAATACGATTAGTTTGTACTGTATTACCATAAGATTGAATTGTGCTATCTATTTCTGGTTGTATATATGCACTAAATTTAGACGGCAGTTCTGATAATAGACCACCTAATGTATTATTAGCCATAGCTTCAAACTGGTCAATTGTACCATTTTCTTGTTTTACTTCATTACTTACCTTTTGACCAACTTCATTAACAGTATTCATAACGTCTGCACGAAATCGTGATAAAACTATTTGGTCAAACTTTTCTCTACTAGCCCTAAACAATAATCCAGAGTTTTCTATAGGTTTATATTTTATTTGTGATACTTCTTGTCCATCATTTCCTATCACTGTTTCTATATCTTTTTCAAATTGTACTTCTTCAGCTAGTCCTTTTGCTCTTGATTCATCAACAGTTTGTGCTGTTTTCATTAAACCATCACTTACTTTTTCTATAGCAGATGACCATTGATTCTGTACTTCTTTTGATTTGTTAATAGCTGTTTGAAATCCAAAGCCAGAGTTAACTTGTATTTGATTGCGGTAGTCTACTAAATCTTTCGCTCGTTTTACCATATTATAAACCGAACTTCTTTCCAAGTGCATCAAAGTCTAATGATGCCAAAGTTCCAAATGATGTGCCAATAGCATCAGTAACTAATGCTTGTCTTGAACTCTTATACGCACTCGCACTTGCATTACTTGCTATTTGTGTTTGTTGTGCTCCATATAGTGCATTAAGTTGTCGTTCTGTACCCTGTAGTCTTAAATTACGTATATCTCTTTTTTTAGCTTCAACATTTGACTTAAAGAAAGCACCAAAACTTGGTGAGTTAATATCAATATTTGTTCCTGCTAGTGTATTATAATTAGAAGCATATTCTTCAGCCGCAATACGTTTTCTTTGCGTAATTTTTTGTTGCATTGCTAGTGCTTCTCCTTCTGCCTGTTGTTTAAACTGTTTTTGCTGAAGTGCTAGACGTTGTTGTTCTAGTGCTTGTTGGCGTTTCATAGCTTGTTGTTGTTGCCTCATTCCAAACAATGACGTACCTATTGACGCTACAGTTAAAGCAATTGCTACATCACACATTAATACATTACCTCCGAAGTAATTGATAAAATTCTAAATGGTACTGGAATTGACTGCGTTATCTTAACACTTGGTTGTGTACTATATCCTAAAGCGTATATTTCTTTTTTTCCGGTAAAACTTATCATTCCTGTACTTGGTGCTATTCCATTACCCAGTAATATATCTTTTTCATTAAGTTGTAAATTATATGTTTTATTTAACTCTAATACAGTTTTACCTATTTTTTTGGGAAATCCATAGAGTGAACCTAGTCCTCTTACAGTTTGCATAGAATCAATAGGTAATGTTTCTATATCAACAGTATAATCTAATCCAATATCACAACTACTTGCTACCTTTTGGAATTGTACTACACCGCCAGAAGAAACAGTACCAGAACCATAATAAAAAATTGCATCTTCTTCTGTTGAGCCAGATGTTGCATGAACTACTTTCCCAATAAGTGATGGTGTAGAATTAAGACCAGAAAATACTTTACTTGTTGTAAATACAAGTGTTGCATTATTACTTTGTGATGTAACTGCATCAAGTATCAATATATATTCATTTGTATTACCTGTAGCATTTACACTTTGTATAGTAAATGTTGTGCCTGTTCCTGCAAATTGAAATGATTCTCCAACTGATGGAGCATTTGTAAATCCATCTACTATTAGTTGTTTTGAACTTGATACAGCACCATTTACTGCAGGTGAACCATGCGGTTGATAAGAACCCGATAGTGTTTTAGATACAGTACAATCTGTCGGTACAGCAAAGGGTGAGTTAGCCCATTGTTCAAGATTATAAACAGTAACACCATTTATTGTTCTTTTAACAGCTGTATATAAAAAACTTGTTATTCCTGCTACAGATTCAAATATACCATCTGTTGTCCATAAAACCCAACCTGCTAGTTTTTCTTGTCTGTGTGCTGTAAATACGCCAATAGAACCATCATCATTTACAAATAATATATATTGTTCTGTTCTTGCACCTGCTGAGCGAACTATGGCAGAATCTGTTGGATTTGAAATAGCTTGTGGTGATAACGTGTTAATAAGTGTGGGGGTATATTCTTCAACAGCACTATTAAAAAAATATTCTCTTACATTTTTACCATTGTTTTGGACAAATAAACCTGCACCATCAAATATTCTAGGCATTGGTGATAATGAACAACCAAGATTGCTTTGTCGTATTATTTGTAAATCAACGGGTGTAAGAGGTTTACCTACCTGTGGTTTTAAATAAAACTCACCTGTGCTTGTTAGTATTTCTAAATTTTTACCAGATATAATATGACGTATCTCATTTATTCTATCACTTGAAATATTTATCTGTATTGAATCTGTATCTTGTGCATCTCCTACATCAAAATTGAAGAAATCTGCTGTTTTAGAACCTGCTAAAAAATCTGGAAGTGAACTACCACCACCAAAAAATAAACGCTGTTGATGAAACTTTGCTGTTTTGGGAAAGCCATTGGGTGTTGAATATACTTGTTCGTCCCAACTACGTGTAGGAGGGTGTCCAACAATAGTAACATTAACACCACCGCCATCTTGCGAGTCATTAGCTGTATCACTACTACCTGCTGTAAACTCATAGTGATTGTCATCAACAACAGTTATAGTTTGTGCTCCATTAAGATTACCTTGAGCAAGACCATTACCATCATCATTAAAAATATCTTCTGCACCCTCTATTGTAATACTTGCACCTGTTGTAAACCCATGAGCAACGTGGGTTACTTTAACTACACCACTTCCTTGTTTTGTTTTAAATGGGTCATCATCTAGTTCAATGCTTACATCTTTTTTTAATGTTCCTGTAACTGTTGTTGCATCTGTATATCCACTTATTAAAATTTCTGACCCATGATATCGTATGATTGTACCAACATATGCTGAGGTAAAATAATCTGCACTTGTTATAGCTGTTACTGAACCTGCGGTGCTTGTATTAATATCAAGTGTAATTGTATCATCTGCAAATTTAAAATATGGTTGAAATCTTTGTTCACCATTTACAGAGTCTTTAAATGCAAAGTCTGTTCTTGTAAATGTAGTTGCACCAGTTCTTTTTAAAATTTGTGGTGTCATTGATGAATGAACAACAATCATTGAATCGCCTTGTTGTGTTACATTTAATTCAAATAATATAGATGTTGTCCACGGGCAACTTGTAATAGTTTGTAAAAGTGTTCCATTACTTGAATAAATTTTCAGTGCAGTATTTTGAAATGCTAAAATATACTCTTGTGTTTCATTAAATACAAAACCTTCTAAACGTGATTGTGCTCCTAAATCTGCTCTGTAAAGCGTTCCTGCTCTTCTTTCAACAGCACCTTGATTTAATGTAAAAACATTTCGTGCTTTTTTTAATGCTTGTTGATAACTTCCAATATCTGTTCTTGCGATAATTGTTTCATCAACTTCTCCCCGTGTAAAACTATTTTGATGTGTTCTTGATGTTGGCATACTATGACGAAGATGGAACTACAGCAGTAATGCCATTCAACGCTCCTCTTTGTCGTACTTCTATTAACAGACTGCTACGTAGTTTCCTTGTTGTTTGTGTTTGTGATTCTGTTGCTCGTGCAACTTGTAATTGTAGTAATGCTCTTTTTTGATATAAAATTGATAAATTATCATTTCTGGCAATAGCCCCTGCAAATAATGAAGCTAATTCAAATTTAAGAACTTCAGTAAAATATGGTGGCATATCATTTTCATGTGGTCTGAATGTATAATCACATACTACTGTATCTGCTGTAGATGTATTTGTAAAAATAAAATCACCATATCTATCAAATACAATAACATTATCACTTACTGTACACGTATGTATAAGTATTGCATCTGCAGGTATTGCATATGAAGATTCAAATCTATCTAATGGGTCTACTGTACTTTTAGATAAAACAGCTTGTTTACTTGCAAATCTCCATCTTGCTCGTGTTAAATGTCCTTTAAGTGTTGATTCATATAACTGATTTGCCACAAGACTTTCAGTTGTATTGTCTGTAAATGACGCAATAGTATTCGCACCAATAAGTATTAGGGCTTGATTACATATATCTATATTTGTTACTGCCATATAAAAATAAAGGGGGTGTTACCACCCCCAGTACTTATGTACCATTAATTGTTGTTACTGTTGCGGCGGCAGTAGCACTTGATACTACAATTAAATCTGCAGTACGTGTACCCCCTGTTGCACCAACAACAAGAATTAAATCGTTTTGTTTTAATTGATTCGTTGCACTATTAAAGTACCCAGAACCAGTTATAGTACCGATTGCGTCAGCAGAGTTATACATAAACAAACTCTGGTCACCACCAGTTGCTATCATTTTTAATGTTGTTTGTGAAAATGCCATGTATCCCCCCTATTCCTGAATTATACATTGAATCATACCTTCACCATCAATCTCAACTGCACCCATACTCATGTAAGATGTAATTAAGTTTGAAACTTTTTCAGGTATGTAGTTAACTTCAGTTCTAACGTCAGAACCCATAGCAAGACCAACTGCTGATTTATGATAGGCATGACAATCTCTGTTACTTCCAGAAAGTGTCAATCCAGAATGTGTAAACCACATAAAGCCTAACCATCTTTTTGCAGTAAGACCACCTGCATAAGGTAAATCATTCTCGCCTACATATTCTGCTCTTGAGAACTGGTCTATTTGTAATAAGTCTGCCCAACCCGCAGATGATACTACAAAATATCTTTGCCCATCATCTGGAATATCTCCAGAACCAAATGCTTCATAAACAGTTAATGCTTTAGCCAAAGTAAGACCTGCACTACCATGTGCAACATTGTTACTGTTTGAACCTGCATCTAATATATCGATAATTAGTTGGTCAGTTTTTCTACCTAGTGCAGATGCCGCACTTTGAGAAAGAACTTGTCTTTCGTCAATGTTTGTTTTCAACTCGTCTAGTCTATCGACATAATCTGCCGCATAGAAATCTGATAGAGTTACATCTACAGTATTGTGAGTAATTTCCATAGTTGGAACATTAGCGTGTCTGCTTTTTTCAGTAGCAGAGCCTTTACCCACTTTTTGGAATCTCGCTTGAGAACCCTTAACATTATTAAGCGTTCTGACAGTATTCTTTAATTTTGAGCCCATACGCTGATAAGCCATGTGGACTTCACTTTCAAATTGCTTAATAAATGCAGTTGTAATGGAAGTTGCCATTATATACTCCTTTATTAGTTACTATTAAACAAATTTCAAGTTATCCATTTTTATCTTTTTGGGTTGCCCAGTAGCGTGGGCCCAAATGTTTAAGAATGGGCTTTACTCCTCTAAAAACCTTTATATTAGGTTTTTTATAAAAGTATAACATTTTTTGTCCTTTGACAAGTACTGGTGTGTTTTTAAATGTAAATCCTAAAAATTTTAGCCATTTTATAGTTTTCTTTTGCTCTGGTGTACAGATATTAAATAGAAAGTCATAGTGTTCTTCAACATACCGAACAAAAGGTATATTACCCTTACAAAACTTTACAAAACTTTGCATTGGTTCTTCTGAAGATAAATACCAGATTGCTCCTATTCTTTCATTTTCTTTTGTTGGGCAAACACCCCACATTGCTATTACTTCATCTTTATTATTAAATAAAGAAAATGTAATAATATTCTTACGTTGTATTCTGAAGGGATATAACAAAGATAATAATGGCTCTTTGTTAATTGTAGCTAATTCATATCTATCAGTTTGTTTTAATTTTGGTACAAGTTCAAAACAATCATCTGGGATTGCTATGTCCATGTACATTATTTGCCACGATATAGTCTATTAAAGTCTGCATCTACTTCTTTTACATATGCAGGGTCTCTATGTCGGCTATCAAAATAACGTGGGTCACGCATTTTTGCTCGTACATCTTCAATAGTTAGTTGTGCTCGTGGCTGATATTGTTGTTGTGACCCAATAGATTGTTTATTGTTTTCCATAAGTGTTTCTAAAAACTCTATTCCTTCACTATCTTGTCCTAGTCTTTTTACAAGATATTCTGTTGTATCGGGTGTATATGCTACATCTAGCCACTTTTCTATTGCTTCTAATCGTGCTTCACCATTTTCTCCCAACTTTGCAAACTCTTCATCAGCATTGGGTGCTTGAGAGTGTACATGGTCAAAATAAGCATTGATACCTCTCTGAAATTCTTCTTGGGTATACGCATTTTCTTTGCAATGGTCTGTCCACCATTTACCTATTTCTGAGTCTTGTGCCTCTTCAACAGTTATATTTTCTGGAAGTTCTGCCCACTCATATGTTTCTGGTGCATCTGCAATAGCTTCATCAGATAGTTCATTTATTATCTCATCTCTTAATTCTTCTTTTTTTCCTCCAACAAATTGTTCTAAATGTGCATTTGATTTTAATAAATCATCTGTACGCACTTGTCCTGTTTCTGCGTTCCAAAACTTTTCTGGCACATTTTCTGGTCGTTCTGAAATTGTTTCACGTGAAACATTTTGAGTTTCATCAACAGGATTTACAGGTTGTACTTCATCTACATTTGGTTGTTCTTGTACTTGGGTTTCATCGGACATTTAGTTTCTCCTTTACTATGTTTTGGCTTAAACCTTTATTGGTTCTGCGCTGAATAAGTCCTACCAAATATCGTTGTCCTTCAAGATGTCGTAATGCAGAATCCGTTATCTCTGACCCTGCAACTGCTTCTATTGTAATAGATTTAAGATATTCTAATACTTGTTTGCCGTTTGGCTGTTTGAAAACACTTTGAAACAAATCATTAAGTTGTGCTTCATCATCTGGTTTTCGTGTGAAATTATCAAGTCCAACTAAACTTTGGTTAGGAATTGGTTTCATTGTAGTAACATACTATGTTATGTAACAGCTTTCAAGGCTTTATTAACTTGGTCAGTAGAAACTGGGTTTCCTTCTTGTTGTTGTGTTTGTGCAAACTGTTGAAGTTGTTGTGCCGCTTCGGTCATTTCTTCATTACTGCGTATTAATTCTTCTGGTACACCCAGTTTTTTTGCAATAAATTTGGCGGCCACATCTTGTTT